AAAAATAAATGGCTAGAATAAGCACTTATGATATAGACCCAATTGTCACGGCAAATGATAAATGGATTGGTACTGATTTTAGCGGTGGAATAACTAAAAACTTCACTCCGCAAAAACTAGCTGATTTATTTAATGAGTCTGGTATTATAGGTGTTGTTAACCAAATAAATTTTAAATACTACCAAACTTTTATTGGTGATAGACCAGAAGGATCTATAACTACATTAACTCAAGCACCCACTTTCTCTTCGTTAACTAACATCAAGGTTAGTGAAAAGAATAGTGGGTTAAAATATATCGTAGATATTATGAATACTTTTATTCATGATAATATAATGATTTCTGATACATCAAATCCTAATAAGTTTGGTATATATAAATTAATAGATATACAAGAAGATTTATCTGAAGTAGGTTTTTACAACCTTACTTTGGAACTTATAGAGGCAAATGGTAGTTTAGAAGATACTCATATATATGGAGTTACCTCTATAGCTGATAGCTCTTCTTTGGATAAAAATTATATACACACACAATCTTCTGCTTCAAATACTTGGACAATTACACATAATTTAAAAAAATACCCTTCTGTTACAATAGTTGATTCTGGAAATAATTCAGTTGTAGGAGAAATTGAATATACATCTTTAGATGTAGTAACATTAAGATTTAACGCCTCTTTTTCTGGAAAGGCATATTTTAACTAAAAGATAAAAATGAAACACTTAAGTAATTTAGATTTAACTGGTAATGAATTACAAAACGCTGTAATACAACCACTTGGAACACCACCTTCAGGAGCAAAAGAAGGTCAAATATATTTTGATTCAACAGCTGGTGATAAGAAATTGTATTTTTACAATGGAACTCAATGGGTTGCTATACAAGATACAGATAATTATGTAGATGAAATTACATTTGCATCTGGTACTGGTGTTCTTACATTAGGTAGAAGTGGAGCTTTGGCTGACTTAACAGTTAGTTTAGATGGTAGATATTTAACTGCTCATCCATCTGTATCTGCTGCTTCATCTGTAAATAATTCAGGAAGGACTTATATACAAGATATAACATTAGATTCTTTTGGACATATTGTCGGTATTGTTTCTGCAACTGAAACTGTTGAGGATACAAATACTACTTACACTGTGAGTGTAGGTACTGGAGGAAGTAATTCATCTACAATCGTTTTAACTGGTTCTGACGCATCAACTGATAGTGTTACTATTGCCGGTACTACTGGAGAAATACAAGTTACAGAGAGTGGAGACCAAATAACAATTGGATTACCTGATGATGTAAATATTACTAATGATTTAGTTGTAGGTGGTAACTTAACCGTAAATGGTTCTGTTACAACTGTTAATACAGAAACTATTTTATTAGCTGATAATATAATTACTTTAAATAGTAATGCTACTGGTAGCGCTACTCAAGATGCTGGTATTGAAGTAGAGAGAGGAGATGATCCAAACCGTCAATTAAGATGGAATGAAACAACTGATAGGTGGGAGATACAAGCAAATGATGGTAACTTCTATGCCATTCAATATGTAACTGGAAGTGCTCCAGTTCAAAGTGTTGCGTCAGCAGATAGTTCCGTAACTGTAACTAATACGTCTGGAGCTGTAGATTTAGCTATTAATAACGCTAAATACTCTTACGCTTCTACCATTGGTAATGGTTCATCAACAAGTTACACAGTAACTCATAATTTAGGTTCTAGAGATGTAGAGGTTCAATTGTTTGATTTGGTTTCATATGAAACTGTTATATCTGATATTGTTAGGTCTACTACGAATACAATTACAGTATCATTTACAACAGCTCCTGCAACTGCAAGCATTAGAGTATTAGTTAAGAAAATAGGATAATAAAACCTAAATATGAGTCAAAAAATAAAAACATCTGTTGAGATAGATGGTTCTTTAAAAGCATCTCAAATAGAAAACGCTACTGTTGATACTGATAAATTTTTAGTATCAGATGGCGGTACAGTTAAGTATAGAACAGGAGCAGAAATGCTATCTGACTTAGGTGTAGCTCCTGGAGTAGCATCTAATATACAACACCAAGTAAAAGCAGGTGTTGCTATAAATAAAGGTCAAGCTGTTTACGTAACAGGGGCAGATGGTACTAATATGATTGTCGGCTTAGCTTCAAATGCATCTGAAGCCACATCATCAAAAACAATGGGATTGCTTAACGCAACAGTTTTACCTAATGGTTTTGCTGACGTTATAACAGAAGGTCTTTTATCTGGTTTAAACACAAGTGCTGCTGTAGTTGGTAATCCAGTATGGTTAGGTGTAAATGGTAATCTTATTTATGGATTAGCAAATAAACCATACGCTCCAAATCATTTAGTATTTATAGGTATTGTTACTAGGGTAAATGCTAATAATGGAGAGATATTTGTTAAAGTACAAAATGGATTTGAACTAGATGAATTACACGATGTAGATTTAAAGACTACAGCTCCTGTAGGAAACGATATACTTGTGTTTGAAGGAGCTCCATCTTATTTATGGAAAAATAAAAGCATATCTACAGTATTAGGTTACACACCAGCTAACGCTAATGGAACAAATAATTACATTCCTAAATTTACAGGAGTATCTACTTTAGGTAATAGTAAATTGTACGAAGCAAACGGAACTATTTTAAATGATCCAACTGCTAATTTTTGGGGGTATCAAATAAATGGTAGTTCTATAACTGGTCAATCTTTTGGAGCGGTTGTTGTAGCAGGTACTAATTCAAGTGATATATCTTTTGAAGTAAGAAATCAAGCGGGTAACGTTTCTTATTTAAAAGTAGTAGGAGATGGTAAAGTAGGTATAGGGACATCAAGTCCTATTCAAAAATTAGATGTATTTGGAACTTCAAGAATTTCTTCAAGCACACCAACACAAGAATTTTTTTCAACAGGCAACGGAGATGTTTGGGGAAGTATAAAAGCGGAGGCTTCCATAGGAACAGGTGGTCAACTAGCATTTTCAACAAAAAGAAATGGAAATACTGAAACAGTTAAAGTTAGAATAACTGAAAGTGGAAATACTATATTTTATCCAAATCTACCTGTAGTAATAAGTGGACAAGGAGCGGCTTATTATGGTTCAAATATAACTTTAGCTTCAGATACAGGCTCAACACAGGGAGCTAATAGAGTTTGGAGTAGATACGATGGAACAGGAAGAGCGGCCCTTACGTTTGAAACAGCTACTAATAGTCAAAGTTACCTATCAGACCCTACAAGTTTAACGTATACAGAATATATGCGTATTTCGGGATTAGGCAACGTAGGAATTGGAACTACAAGTCCGAGTGGAGCGCTTCACGTGGCAACATTTGGTCAATATTCTTATTTTTCAAGTAATGCAAATGGTTCATCATTAGCTGATATTCAAGGATTATCAATAGGATGGAATAGGAGTTCAGGAGCAGGTGAAACTATTTTAGCTTATAATAAAGGTGGTGGTTCTACAGGTGGATTGGTATTTTCTTGCAATGATGGAGGCACTTATAATGAACGTATGCGTATCACTTCGGGCGGTAATTTACTGATAGGAACAACCACAGATGCGGGGATTAAGCTATACGTTAACGGCGGTGTAAGAGCAACTGATTTGTTAATAACAAACGATAGACTGTGGATTACTGCAAATAGACCTATTTCTGATTGGATTTCAAGCGGCTTAACGGCTGGTCATAGTTCAACAAATAGTTACAGTTGGTTAAATGGAACAAGTAATCTTGTTCTTGGAACAGAGGGAGTAGAAAAAATGCGTATCACCTCCGCAGGCAACGTAGGTATAGGAGTTACTTCGCCATCATTCCAATTACAATTATCAAATGATTCAGCTGCTAAGCCAGGGTCTCCATTATGGACAGTATCTTCTGATATTAGAATAAAAGAAAATATAAGACCATATACAGATGGTTTAGAAAAGTTAATGCAAGTAAATCCAGTTTACTATGATTATAATGGCAAAGCAGGGTTCTCAATAACTAAAGATAATGTAGGTATAATTGCTCAGGAAATGCAAGAAGTATTACCAAATACTATAAAAACATTTACAGCTAAATTAAATGAGGGAGATGAAAATGAAACAGAACTATTAAGTTTCAATGCAAACGAACTTATATACGTACTTATAAATTCAGTAAAAGAATTAAAAGCAGAAATAGAAATTTTAAAACAAAACAAATAATGAAGAAAATTGAATCAGTATCCATTTGGGATAACGGACAAACACAGACAGCAACTGTATTAAATGCTTATGCGGTAAATGTATCTTTCAATACATCTGCAACTTTTTACTATTCTTTAATGTCTGAGACAGCAGAAGGTAATGTATGTAACCAATTAGCTCAAGGAAACTTAACAATGTCAGGAGATGTTTATTCTGAATGGAATGCAGATAATTTTGCTTGGGATTGGATTGCTGAACAGCTTAATCTTGTTATAACAGGAGATTATGTAGCTCCAGTAATACCAGAACCTATTCAAGAAAAACATACTGTTATTGAAGAAATATTATCTGAAGTAGTTGCTGATGAAGTTGTAGCAATTGAAGAAGTAATTCATTCTGAGGATATATAATGAAAATACTAGATACTGGTGAAAAAATAGGTATAGGAACTCCATCAATCCCATATTCGATTCAAGTAGATAAAAATACTTTTATTGGATTTGGTGGTGGAAACCCATATAAAAAATTACATATATCAGGCGAAGGTATCATTATAGGACCTCACGGGGAACATTGCGGATGTGAATGGTTTGATAAAGAAGGAAACAAAAATACATACATTGGACTAGGATGTCAAAATCCTAATAATAAACTAGAAATAAATGGCAAAGACTAAAAGTGAATCTATAAAAGTAGACAAGAAAAAAGTAAGTAGACCAGGTGTTCACGCTAAGTCTAAAACATCTTTATCTAAATGCTCTAAAAACTATAAAAAACTTAATAAAGGACAAGGAAGATAATGAAATATATTAACTACATATTTGCATCATTCATACTATTTTTTATACCTATTTATGGATTATTAATTTCTGTAGGTGCAGCAATAGTATTAGATACGGTAACAGGTGTTTATAAAAGCATAAGACTAGAGGGTTGGAGAAGTATTAGAAGTAGAAAACTATCTAATGTAATAAGTAAAATGGCTCTATATGAAGTCTGTATTATACTTTTATTTGTTATAGACAAGTATGTACTTAATGAGTTTGTAAAACATGCATTTGGTTTTGACTTTATGTTTACAAAAATATGCGCAATTCTTCTTATCTTTACAGAGTTGGTATCTATAAAAGAAAATATAGAGGAGACTTTTAAAATAGATATTTGGAAATTATTAAAAGGCACTTTTAATAGAGCTAAAGAAATAAAATCCGATATTAATGAAATAACAAACTAATGACAACTCAACAAATAACTAAAAAATACGGGATTCCAAATGAAACTGGAAATGGTTATCTTGTAAAAATTCAGTTACCATACCCTATGAGATTAGCTTGGGATACTGAAACTGTTGTAAATAGTATGATGTGTCATAAACTTGTATCTGCTAATTTCTTAGCTGTATTTAATGAGATACATAGAGTTTACGGATACGAGAAAATAAAAGAGTTAGGAATTGATTTATTCGGTGGTTGTTTTAACTATAGAAAAATGAGAGGTGGGAATTCTTGGTCAACACACTCTTGGGGAATTGCTATTGATTTAGATCCGGCAAGAAATCTATTAAAAGAAACTTCAAAAACCGCTAGATTTGCAAGACCTGAATATAAAGCTATGATTGATATATTTTACAAACATGGATTTGAATCTTTAGGTAGAGAGAAAAATTATGACTGGATGCATTTTCAAATAAAACAATAATGAAGAAAATATTTATTATATTATTAGTAGTTCTAGCTTCTTGCGCATCTAGAAAAGTAGATGTGTCAAAAACTTCTGCCGAAATAAAAGTAGATAGTTCTGTTGTGACAAAAGTAGATGGTACTTATGTTAAAGACAATAACGTTTTTGCAGAAGAAACTGTTGATGAGGTTGAATACAAACCTTTGGATAGTTTAAAACCAATGGTTATAAATGGAAAGTCATATACAAATACAGTTATAAAATCAAAGAAAAAACGTTCTGTTAAAATAGATAAAACCAAAGCTATAGCTAAAGTATCCTCTGTAAAAAAGTTAAATGTAAAAAGAGAGGAAAAGAAAAAGTCTTTTGATAAACATATCAAGAAAGAAACTAACTATTGGATGTATCTTTGGTTTTTAATACCAGTTATTGTTATATGGGTATTAGAAAAGTATGGAAAGACTATGTTTCCGTTTTTAAAGTTTTTTAAATAAAAATAACTATATTTGCATATAATTTAATTAAATAAACACATGAAAGACAAGAAAATTTCAGATATGGTCGAGAATCGTATCACAGAGCACCAATTATCAAAGATTAAATCTTTTGAAGAATCTTTTGCAAGAGGGAGAGAAATGGTTGGAGGGTTGACACTTCAGTATGAATTTCAGAAAACTGATTTACTTTCTCAAATCGCTAGTTTAGATAAGGATTATTCTAAATTCAAAGAGGATTTAAAAGAACAATATGGTGATATAGATATAGATACATCAACTGGTATTTACACAGTTAAAGAATCTGAAGAAAAATAAAAGACAAGCCATCCTAACCGATGGCTTTTAAAATTTAATATAATGCAAGAAATAAGAAAAGTCAGTATAGGGAATGACTACAAAAACTCTATGCACTACGTTGTCGGACAACCTGTGTTCGGTAGTTACGTAATACACGTAATACAAAGGACAGATACTGGTATTGTTATATGGATTGAAAAAGACAAAGAAGTTCTTTGTTGGAAAGAGATTAATAACAATGTACCTATGGTACTGGAATTTAACATAAATTTTTAATGAAGTCTCCGTATAACTTTGTCGTCTCTCCTATTGGAGAACAGTATACTAATACAAAAAACATTGGTGGAGTTAAGGTTACTTTTAATACATCGTTAGATTTAGCTAAATACGTAAACAGAATAGCTGTAGTTATTGAATTACCAATATACTACAAAGGAGATATAAATGTTGGAGATATTATTGTTCTTCATCATAACGTATTTAGAACCTATCATGATATGAAAGGTAGGCAAACTAAATCACCAGAGTTTTTCAGAGATGATTTGTATATAGTAAGTCAAGATAGAATATATCTTTACAAGTCTAGTGGGATATGGAAGTCGCACTTAAACTATTGTTTTGTAAAACCAATTGCTAGAATTCAAAACGAATTACTACATTCAACTGAAAAAGAAGAGAAACATATCGGCATAGTCGTATATCCAAGTAAACATCAAGAAGAAAACTTAAACTTAAAGAGTGGTAGCTTTGTTGCTTTCACTAAGAATAGCGAGTATGAATTTGATATAGATGGAGAAAAAGTTTATAGAATGTACGATAGAGACGTTGTAATAGAATTAAATGAATTATGAAACACGACCACGCACAATTAAAAGAAATGATTATAGAAGCAGCGTATAAGTCTGTAATAGAACTTATAAAGGTGCTTGCTGATGAAATCATATCTGATGACACATTAGATGATATATCTGCCGATAAAATGAGGAATGCTGTTTTAGCAAAGAAAACTGCTTTAGACGATGCATTCTATATTTTAGCAAAGATAGAGACTGAGAAAAACATGCTTGAAGGTAATCAAAAAGAAGAAGTAGATGAAGTTAAATTCCAATCATTCGCAGAAAAAAGAAGTAAAGGAAGATAATAGTCTTTTCAGAATTATTGATAAGATAGATTCAAAAGATATTGATAGATTAAACAAGAAGAAAGAATGGAATTATGGTTATAATCCTGAGTTCGATGTTGTTGTTATATCTAAAGATGGTACTATTGGAGAAGTGTATGAAATACAAGGTCTTCACGTAGCGTTACCTTCAGTTCCAAAAACAGTTTACAAAAGAGATAAGAAAAAAGAAGAGCAGTATTGGAGTCCTTTCGAATATCCAAAAGAGCTTCAAAAAATAGCATCTGTATTTCAATGGAATGAGTATCCAAACGAATTCAAGAATAAATACGTTGAGTATATAGAGAATGAATTTGATAGGAGAGAAGAAGGGTTTTGGTTCTATAATAATGGTACTCCAACTTATGTTACTGGTACTCATTATATGTACTTACAATGGACAAAGATAGATGTTGGTCACGCTGAATTTAGAGAGGCTAATAGAATATTCTTTTTGTTTTGGGAGGCTTGTATAGCTGATGAAAGAAGTTACGGAATGTGTTATCTAAAAAATAGACGTTCTGGTTTCTCTTTTATGTCATCTGCCGAATTGGTTAATACAGCTACTCTTGCTAGGGACAGTCGTTTAGGTATTTTATCTAAGACTGGTAATGATGCAAAGAAAATGTTTACTGATAAAGTAGTACCTATATCTGGTAACTACCCTTTCTTTTTTAAGCCTATTATGGATGGTATGGATAAACCTAAGACTGAATTAGCTTATCGTGTTCCGGCATCTAAAATTACAAAGAATAATATGTCTTCTTTGAAAGATGACGTAGACGGTTTAGATACTACTATTGACTGGAAAAATACAGCCGACAATAGTTATGATGGGGAAAAACTACTACGACTTGTTCATGATGAGTGTTACGCTCCAGAAACATTAATTCTAACTGAAGGATTTATATTTAAACCTATAAAAGATATAAACATAGGAGATAAAGTAATAGTTGAAGGAGGATTAATAAAAACGGTCGTAAACAAAACAAATGGTGTAACAGATACTTACTTGGTAAAACAAAAGTACGGAAAGGATTATGTTGTTACTAAAAACCACAGATTGGTTCTTAATAGATATTTAGATAAAAAAAGAGGTCACATTGAAATAAATCCAACACCAGAGGAGTATATTAATTTTTCAAAATGCAAAAAACAACATATAACAAGAGTTGTTTCTAAAGGTATTGAATTTGAAGATAAAGACATGTCTATACATCCGTATTTACTAGGTTTGTGGTTGGGAGATGGTAGAAGTAATTCTTTTACTATACTAGTAAATAAACATGAAGAGCCAGAAATACTTGATTACTTAGGAAAATTATCTTCTATTTTAAATATTAAATTTGAATTAAAAAAATCAACTTGCGACAAAATAGTTGAGTTTTCTTTTAAAGGTATTAATAATGAATTAAGAAAAATAAATGTTCTTAATAATAAACATATACCAAGCAGTTATATGAACTCATCTATTGATACAAGACTTTCTTTACTAGCTGGTCTAGTAGACACTGACGGATACTCTGATAGAAAGAAGAATATTATAGAATTTGGCATGAACAGAAAAGAGCTAATAGAGCAAATAAGGTTATTAGCTTTATCTTGTGGCTTATCTTGTTCAAACGTTTTTCATAAAAAAAGTAACTTTAATACAGATACGTATAGAGTATTTATATCAGGAAATTTATCAATGATACCTATACTAACAAATAAGAAATCTTTTGAAAATTATACTCCAAATTGTATAAATAGAAGAAACAATGTAGATATTGAGTATATTGGAAAAGGAGATTTTGTAGGAATACAAGTAGATGGAATTAATGATGATGAAAGAAAATTAATATTAGAAGATTTTACACTAAGTTTAAATAGCGGTAAATGGGAAGTTCCTAATAATATCCTTAATAATTGGAGGGTTACTAAAACCTGCTTACGTTTAGGTAGAAGAATTATTGGGAAATGTATGATGGGTTCTACATCAAACTCTATTTCTAAAGGTGGTGGGAATTACAAATCATTATATAATGATTCAGACGTTACAAAAAGAAATGCAAATGGACAGACACTTAGTGGACTTTATGCTTTATTTATCCCAATGGAGTGGAATTTTGAAGGATACATTGATATATATGGTCAACCAGTTTTTAGAACGCCTGAGAAAGCCGTTAGAGACATTCAGGGAGGTTTTATTTACACAGGTGTTATAGATTATTGGGAGAATGAAGTTAGTGCCTTAAAAAACAATTCTGACGCTTTAAATGAATTCTATAGACAATTTCCAAGAACAGAGAGTCATGCGTTTAGAGATGAAGCTAAAAACTCTTTATATGACCTAGCTAAAATATACGAACAGATTGATTATAATGATGGATTAGAAATAAACCAAATAGTAAATACTGGTAAGTTTGCTTGGAAGAATGGTATTAAAGATACTGAAGTTATATGGCTTCCTAGTAGAGACGGTAATTTTAAAGTTACGTGGTTTCCTAACAAGGATATGGTCAATAAGATAGAAATAAAAAACGGTAAGAAATATCCAGGAAATACACATGTTGGTGCTTTTGGATGTGACACGTATGACATATCTGGAGTTGTTGGAGGTGGAGGGTCTAAAGGTTCATTACACGGTTTGACAAAGTTTAATATGGACGATGCTCCAAGTAACTTTTTCTTTTTAGAGTATATAGCAAGACCAAGAACCTCAGAAGAGTTTTATGAAGATTGTTTAATGGCTTGTGTATTTTATGGTATGCCAATTCTTATTGAGAACAATAAGGTTGGTCAGTTGAGGTATTTCTATAACAGAGGATATACTGGTTTTTGTTTAAGAAGACCTGATAAACATAAAAATGATTTAAGTCAATCAGAAAAAGAATTAGGTGGTATACCATCATCTACTCAGGTAATTGAATTGCACGCAAATGCATTAGAAGCATATATAGATCAGCATGTTGGTATTGATTATAGTGGTCAATTTAGAGAGGCTGGTAAGATGGGTAACATGTTCTTTAACAGAACTTTATTAGATTGGGCTAATTACGATATAAGTAATAGAACTAAGTTTGACGCTACTATTAGTAGTGGTTTTGCTATAATGGCTAATCAAACGTATGTATCTAAGCCCATTAGAAATAATAAAGAAATATTGTTTAATTTTGCAAGATATTCCAATAAAGGATTACAAAGCGAATTACTAAAATAAATATGAGTCAAGACTTTTCATTACCTAACGTATATTTTCCAGACCAATTAGCAGATGATACTACTAAAATGAGTGAGGAATACGGTAGAAGTGTAGGACACGCAATTCAAGGGGAGTGGTTTAGAAAATCATCTCTTAATGGTTCTAGATTCTATACAAATAGAGACCACTTTCACAAACTAAGATTATACGCAAGAGGAGAACAACCTGTTCAAAAGTATAAGAAAGAGATGAGTGTTAATGGAGATATATCTTATCTAAATTTGGATTGGACTCCAGTTCCTATTATACCTAAGTTTGTAGATATTGTTGTTAATGGAATGTCTACAAGGCAGTATGAAGTAAAAGCTGAAGCTATTGATAGTATGTCTTCAGAAAAAAAAGGAGCTTACAAATTTGAATTAGAAAAAGCAGTAGCTGGTAAAGATATTTTAAAAGACGCTAAAGAGCTTTTAGGTATAAATATGTATCCAATTCCAGAAGACCAAATGCCTGATACAAAACAGGAACTTGAACTTCATATGGAATTTTATAAAGATGAGATAGAAGTTGTTGAAGAGAAAGCTATTAATAATGTTTTAAAAATAAACAACTACGATTTAACAAAAAGAAGGTTAGATGAAGATGCAACTGTATTAGGTGTATCTGCTGCTAAACACTCTTTTGACACTCACAACGGTATAAAAATAGAATGGTGCGATCCAGCAAATATGGTTTGGTCTCCAACAGAAGACCCTACTTTTCAAGATTGTTACTACTTTGGAGAAGTTAAAAATGTAAATATTACGGAGTTAAAAAAGATAAATCCTAGTTTAACTCAAGAAGATATTAAAGAAATATCTAAACTAGCTTCTAAATGGGATGCTTATCAAAATATACAAGGTGGAAATTCACTTGGAGGAAACTTAAATAATAATAGTGCTACGTTATTATTCTTTGCTTTTAAAACAGATATGAATGTTGTTTATAAGAAAAAGAAAAATGGTAATGGAGGAGATAAGATTATAAAAAGAGATGATTCTTTTCAAGGACCTAAAACAGGAGATGCTCAATTTGAAAAACTATCTAAAAGAATAGATGTTTGGTTTGAAGGAGTATTGGTTTTAGGAACTAACTACATATTAAAATGGGAGGTTATGAAGAATATGGTTAGACCTAAGTCTTCTATATCAAAAGTTCACCCTCCTTATGTATTATCAGCTCCTAGGATGTATAGAGGATCTATTGATTCATTAGTAAAGAGAATGATTCCTTTTGCTGACCAAATACAATTAACACACTTAAAATTACAACAAGTAGTATCTACTATGAAGCCAGATGGTGTTTATTTAGATATTGATGGTTTAAGTTCTATAAATTTAGGTAACGGAATGTCTTACACTCCGGAAGAAGCTTTGAATTTGTATTTCCAAACTGGTAGTGTTATTGGTAGAAGTATGACTGAAGATGGTGAATTTAACAATGGTAAGATACCAGTTCAAGAGTTAACTGCTTCAGGAGCTAATGCTAAAATACAATCACTAGTTGGTATGTATAATCAATACTTAGGTATGATTAGAGCTGTAACTGGATTAAACGAGGCTAGGGATGGAAGTATGCCAGATGAGAATAGTCTTGTTGGTGTTCAAAAATTAGCAGCATTAAATTCAAATACAGCTACAAAACATATTTTAGAAAGTGGTTTATTTACAACTAGAAGACTTGCCGAATGTATTTGTTACAGAATGTCTGACGTATTGGAGTATTCAGATATGAAAGAAGATTTTGCTAATATGATTGGTGGAAGTTCTATGGATACTATAGAAAAAATTAAAGATTTACATTTATATAACTTTGGTATTTATATTGAGTTAATGCCTGATGAGGAAGAAACTCAAATTCTTAATCAAAATATACAAGCTGCATTGTCTGCTGGTAAAATTGATATTGATGATGCAATTGATATTAGAAATGTAAAAAATGTAAAAATAGCTTCTCAATTATTAAAATTAAGAAAGAGAAAGAAAGAAGAGAAAGATCAAGAGCTTCAAAAACAAAATTACGAATCTCAGGCTCAATCTCAAGCTAAATTAGCTGAATCTACTTCTCAATCTAAAATGCAATTAATACAAGCTGAGTCTCAGTCTGACATTCAATTAGAACAATTGAAACACCAAAATGAGATGGAAAAACTTAAGATGGAGTTTGAAATGAAAGCTGAGTTAATAAAACTTCAAGAAGGAATGAAAGCTGAAGTTAAACAAGGTGAGATGACAATGCTAAATCAAAAAGAGCAAGAAAGAGAAGATAGAAAAGATAAGAGAACAAAGTTGCAAGCGACTCAACAATCTAAAATGATTAAACAAAGATCTAAAGACGAAGATGCAATAGACTTTGAAGATGAAGATGATTTTGGTAGTATTGATGAAATATTTAATACTATTTAAAAATTCATAACTTTGCAAAAAATTTAATTTAATATTTAATATAATGGAAGGATTTACTTTTAAAGTCTTAGATGACGATGGTGAAGTACAAAGTCAAGTTGAAGATACTCAAGTTGATGATACAATTGTAGAAGATGACTCACAAGTTGACGATACAAATAATGACGATTCACAAGGTGATGACTCACAAGTTGATGAAACATCAATTGAAGATACACAATCTGACGATGTTGAGCCACAAGATATTGATGATGCTAGGGTATTAAGTTACTTAAAAGAGAGGTATCAAAAAGAGTATAACTCTTTAGATGAAGTTCTTACGCAAAAAGAAAAAGCTGAGTTACCAGAAGACATTAGGAAACTTATGGAATTTGGAGTTGATAATTATCTTAAGATAAATAGAGACTGGGATTCAGAGAATGATGCTACTATTCTTAAGGAATATTACAAACAAACAAAACCTCATCTTGATGATGAAGACATTGCATACTTATTAGAAGAAGAATACTCTTACGATGAAGATGTAGATGACGAAAGAGACATCAAAAAGAAAAAGGTTTTATTAAAAGAAGAATTGTTTAGAGCTAAAGGCTATTTGAATGATTTAAAGGAACAATATAAAGTTGATTTAGGGTCTAATTCAACTGAAGTTACCGAAGATTATAAAAAAGCTTTTAATTTCTATCAAGAATATACTGAGACTTCAAAAAAAGAAGCTGAAATTGCTCAACAAAAGTCAAATGTATTTTTAGATAAAACAAATAGATTGTTCAATAGCGAATTCAAAGGTTTTGAATTTAATCTAGGAGACAAGAAACAAGTTTTTAAACCTAGTGATGTACTAGAAACTAAAAATGCACAATCTGATATTAGTGGCGTTATTTCTAAACACCTAGATGAAAACGGGTATTTAAAAGACGAACACCAATATCACAAGGCTTTGGCAATGTTTAGAGACCCAGATGGTTTTGCTAAGTTCTTTTACGAACAAGGTAAATCAGATGCTACTGATACTGTTATCAAAGACGCTAAGAACATTCAAATGTCTGTAAGAGATAACAAAGATGTAACTCCAAAAGGAGATGGTCCTAAAATGAGAGTTGTTTCTAGTGATGATTTTGAAGGTGGTATGAAAATTAGAAAAAGAAAATAATAATTAAACACAAACACAAAACATGGCTCAAGCTGTAAATTTTTCAACTAACGCTATCACTGGTGGAGCTCAATTAACTCCAGCTCCAGTTAAAGCAACATTATCTACTAACTATGTAGGTACATTTGACTTTTTGTCACATGAATTACCAGACCTTTACGAAAAAGA